GGTTTCTCTATGACGTGGAGTACACCTACAGATAAGAAACTACAGGATCTATGTAAAGAAGCAGCGACTTCTAACATTGAGATGATGAAACAATTGACTGCCAATAAAAGATTAGACTTTNNATAGCAGCAACCTTCTTCAGAACTTTCTTAATCGTTGGTTTGATTACCTTCAGAAGAATGTCAGCGAATGGTTTAGCAAGCAGTGCAGATGTAGTAGCAACTACAGCAATACCCCCAGTGGTGATAACAACACCAGTTGGGGGTAATCCATTTAATACTTGTGTAACTATAGGCACATCACCTACCTCTCGGATACATTGGTCTCCAACCAATTTGTATCCTGTTACTTCTTTGCGTCCACTATCAAACAGGAACCCCACGGGTTCTTTAGATAACTGTTCTTGAGTAGGACACTGAATGCTTGATGGTGGAGTAGGTGGCGGTGGTGTAGGTGTGTCTGTTTTTGTATCTGTTGCTTCTTTCTTAGGTTTAACTGGATTCACCTGTGGTGGTCCAGTCATAATCATTTGATTGGGTTCATAATTAATTGGGTTGAAACTAGGAGTGCCAGCATCACAGTATACTACTGGATCATCATCTACTAATAGATTTTGATTTTCATTGTTAGCAGAGTTTGCTTCAACGCACCCTGGTATATTGACGATAGGGAGTCCTATATTAACAGTGACAGGTGGAGAACTAAATTGTGAGGTTACAGGTTCTGGATATGTCCTAACCTGAGGTATCTTTAGTTTACCTACTGTAATTTTACTCGTCCCTATCCTCTGGATATCCATCAGCAGTCATTAAATACACTACCAACTTGAGACCCAATACTAGACCCTGCCTTCTGTCCTAGTAGAAGTGCCCATCCACCTGCCAACCATCCAATGTAAGGGATACCGACAACAGCAGGAACAGCAACACCAGCAGCGATAGCACTACCTGCCATTGCACCTTGTGACCGTGCTCCAGCGTCCGCCACGATACACTCTATGTCTTTTGCAGACTTTCCCTCAGAGTCTACTGCAGCGCCTCCTAGGTTGCGTGTGCCATCCATTGTGAACTGATCACGACGCCACTCACGACGACTCTCAGTGCCACCACCAAAGAATCCTTTCTTAGTAACATCAGAGGATAAGGACCTTTGTGATTCTAAGATAGCAGGATCGTTTGCTCGGTATTCTATTTCATATCCATCCTTGCCTGCTTTAATAGTATAAGATGAATAATCTCCTCTAGGAATATTGATAGTAGGGACTTCTCTCACTTTAGGAGTGTTGTCCCTGACCACATATCCTAAAAGTCCGATATGAGAAATACCAACTACTGCCCCAAGTACAACTGCAATACCCTTGATGGGTGACTTGCTCGGTACTTGCGCGGTCTCTTTTTTATTAGGATTGAATATATCCATGATCAGAATGGCAATGCGCCACCAGTTGCACCAGGCATCGAAGGCATCTCAGGCATTGCAGCATCTAACATCCCTGGAAGGGCACTAGTGACTGCTTCTGTTGCTGCCTTTGTTGCTGCTGCGGTAGCACTCTCAATGAGCGCATCTTTTTGTGTATACAGATAAGCACCACCCCCTAGAATTGAAAATGAAACTAGACCAGATAATAACGCTACACCATTAATCAATTTTTGCATCTTTCTTCTCCAGTGTAGGTGCTTGCTTTGATTCTTTTTCATCCTTCTTCTTAGAAGGCATGACACCAAACGTAGCTAGCGTTCCAGTAAAGACGCTGGCAATAAANNAGGCTCTTTTATTTAGGATTCTGAAGGTTGCCTTTTCTTACCAATGTTGTACTTGGATTCAAGAATCCATTCAGTACGTTCCTTATATGAAATTACTTTAATCTGACTAAGTGGGGCGACATCCTCAACAGTACTTTCACTTACAAGTTCCACAAGTCCCCAATCGGAAAGAAGTTTAACGATTCTATTTCGACGCTGGATATCATTTTCAGAAAGATTTGCTTTCTTTCCATCAAGAGCAAACAACTCTTTAAAATGAACAATATAATATTGACCCTTCTTGTGAAGAATATGACAAGATTGAAATAGTTTTTTCTCTTTACGAGATGCAACTCCAATACGAGTAAGAGTTTCTCGCACCTTTAAAAAGTCATCTGGTTGTTTAAGGTTGACCTCTACCATGTCATCCTTTGTCCATTGAACTACATTAAGTTCGCTCATTGTTTTCCTCCCTTATTCAATTTATCTTTAATAAAATTTACCTGTATAGGAGTTAAAATCTCAAGTGCCTGCAATGCCTTTTCGGTAGAATAACAATAGTATTCTTTAATTGCTTCAAGATCTTTCACCTTTTCTTTCTTACCCCAAGGAGAAAATCTCTTACGGGACCTGACGGTATTTATAAAGAAATCATACTGTATTTTCTTATCCAATCCAGGATACTGATTCATCTCATTGGAAAACATTACAGTATCCATGTGATGAGACATACATTTGTTAATAATAAATGGAGGATACTTCTTCTCCCAAAGAGGATCGCCATCCTCCATAAGATTCTTTTTAGTCAAATTGATACTGTTTAGATAATCCTTAAGAGGATACCTTTCATCATACGACATAATTTAAAAGAAGTAGTTCTTTACGTTGTTGCTGGTCCTTCATATATTCTCCGACTGAACGCATAGTATAAGTATGATCATACTCATATGGTTTCCAATCGATGAATCGAGACTTGATTAGGTTGGAAGAATTATATGATACCATCTGGTCACAAGCATGTCTATCGCATGCAAAGAAAAACTCATCGTGGTCAAATCCTTTATGCATTCCACCTTTCTTACCATAGAGATTAGACTTAATCTCATAAGGAGGATCGAGATATACAAAGGATTCTTTCTTATCAGTTAGAAGTTCCTCGTATGACAGATTAGTAATTCTCCAGTCTTGGATGAGTTCTCCGTAGGCGGGGAGTTTATCAATCCCTCGCATACTAAAGTTAGACTCTGACGCTTGTTTGCTGAATGACGAGGACTCAGTGAGACCAGAAAAAGAGCACTTATTAACAACGTAAAAACTAACAGCACGAGATAGATTGGATGTCTGATCATTGTTTAATATGTCCTTAGCATTTAAAAATAATTCTTTTGCTGATACTGGTTCTGGGTGACTATTCTTTAGTCCAACCAACTGGTCACGAAGTTTGCGCCCATCATACTGAAGTTCTTTCCAGAAATTATATAATGGTTCATACAAATCATTCACCCAGATATCCAGGTGAGGATACATCTGAGTGATATAAAGAGCAACAGAACCTCCACCAACAAAGGGTTCACGAAATTCAGTGTAGTCTTTGAATAGTGGAAAAAACTCTGCCATCTTTTTGGTGGCACGAGACTTACCACCAGGATAACGAAGAGGTGTCTTCAGCGATGTCATACGATTAGTTGCTTGTCAGGAGTAATAATGTTGCTGCCACCAAACAATTCATTATAACGCTTGGCAACATCAGGATTCACTTCTACACAATAAATGACATGTTTCATATCAAGTGCAATTTCAGGACTTTCTTGATTAATGACTGTTGCCCAAGGTGCAAATCCCACTTGTTGTGCATTGGGAATAACAACTAGACTATTCTTAATAGTAAGAATGCCATCAGACCAGTCTACAACTTCGGCAAGAATTTCTTCGCCAGTGATCATTCTAATCAGTTTTACATCAATCATGGTTGAAATAGTTTTTCTAAAGGACTTGGTTGTACAGGGTTGAAAGTATCTGGGTCAAAATATTCTCCATCTACATGAGTGCAGCATGCAATATCTGGTCGATATCTATGGTCTATCATACAAGATAAGTCTTGATGAAATGTTGTGTGGCAAGTTGGACATAAACAAACACACTTACTCATCTCATTATCTAGTGCCTTGATAGACGCTCTATTTACTATTTCAGAAATAACTTTTTTATCTTTATCATTATCATCAATATGATGCCATTCATACACAGGGTTACTTAAGATTACGTGACAAAACTGACATCCCCCACGATTCTTAATTTCTGTATAAGTATGTTGTTTATTACGAATATATCTTTTCCTATCATGTGCTCTTTGTCTTAACTGTTCTGATGTAGGTCTTTCTACTATTTGTTTACTAGTAGATCTTAAACTATATTTTTTATAACTCATCCATCAATACCTTTAGGGAAACTTTCAATCTCAGTCAGTTCGTA